GTTGACATATTATGCTCTCTCCTTTTCTAAATTCTTTTGTAGTGTTGACTTGGCATTATCTAATGCTTGTGCAACATTTCTTTCAATTTTATCTTTATCTCTATCAACTATCTTCCAGATTAATCTTGATGGAGAGAATGTTTCTTTATTTAAGTTACTTATAAACTTATTCTTACCAGCAGTTTTATTGGTTCTACCTGCTAATTCATATACTACACCTGCTGCTGAACGGTTTATTAATGCTCCAGCAGAGGTTGTGTAATCCCTGCGAACTTTGCGTTCAGCCTTTGATGTGTTAATTCCTGCTCTAATTACACTTTGATCCCATGCAGGCCATCCAGCACCACCACGAGAACGAGGTTTAGCAGGTGGTGTAGTACTCCAACCACTTAACGGAGGAGTACTACTGACAAGTCCTTGTGCATCTTTTTTGGCAGTACCAAGTTCATTATTAATAACCTTAGTAAAGTCACGCACAGCCTGCTTGTCAAATGACTCTAATGCTTTTAGTGTTTCCTTTATTCCAGTTAACACTATAACATCTTTTGCCATTACCCACCTGCATCCTTATTTTTTTGTTTTAAGTAAATAACTATTGATTCAAGAACTCCATCTGGAGCATCTAATAAATCATTAGGAGATATTCCAGTCTCCACAGATAACATTGCTACTGTATAAGTTAGGCTGTTTCTGTGGATTCTAAATTTGGGTCTACAACTAACTCAACACTGTCTAAAGTGTCAAGGAAACCGTCGCCCCATGGCTTTACAACTTTTCCACTATCTTTTAATGCACTCCACGCAAGGAAGTAGATGTGTTCAAGTTTTTGGTCTTCGCCAAGTAATTTAGCAAATCCCTTACCAAACTTTTGTTCAAAAGCAACTATTGATCTTGGTCGTAGAGAGTATGTGCCCTCTGTTCCATCACTAGTCTTTACCTTTATTTGTAGTCCGTCCATTTTTTTGTGCCCCTTTTCTAAGGTGTTGTTAGTTTTATAACATCGCCAGATATTGGCCATGTCACATTTACTGTTGTTAATTCTCCTACTGATCCATTCAGTGGAGCCCATTCTGAAATTAGAATTTTACCTGATCCAAGAGTTCCATCCATGATGTACTCAGGATTATTTGCTGATCTTGCAGCATCTATTGGTTTTATTCTACAAGTAGTAGCAGTGCCCAGTAGAGGATAAATTATTGACTCTACTGAGCCTGCCTGGAAATCTTGGTGAAATTCAAAAGTAATTGAATTGTTGGCAAGGCCAGCAATCATCTTTTTTGAAGTATCTCCAAATTGCGTTGTATCAACCAAGTCATACTGGGTCGCAAGAGAAACTGATGCGATATGATCGCTCAAATCTACTCCTGCAATACTTATATATGCGTTAGTTAATACTAATTTTGCCATGATTAAGGAGTTACATCCTTAGTGATGGCTCCTGTGATTGGCCATGTAACTGATGCAGTGGCTAGTTCACCTACAGCACCATTTAGAGGTGTCCATTCTGAAATCAAAGCGTTAAATTGATACTCTGGATTATCTGCAGCGACTGCAGAATCCAAAGGCTTTACTGTACATGCAACAACTGTACCCAATAGTGGATAGATTGTTGCTTCTACTGATGATGCTGCGAAGTCCTGGTGGAACTCAAATGTTACTGAGTTATCAACAAGTCCTGCTTGGCGTGTCTTTGCTGCTTGTGGAACATTTCCACCTGCAAATGCAGTTGTTTCCACTACATCATATGTGCTGCCAAGTGTTACTGAAGCAATATGATTTGAAAGATCAACTGCACCAATTGTAACCTCAACATTTGTTAATACTATTCTTGCCATGGTTGGTTTTCTCCTTGTTCGTTATCTAGATTAAAAACAGGGAGTGTTTCCACAACCTGCTGTACTTCTTCTTGCTTTACTGCTTTTGGTGCCTTTGCTGATTCTGTGATATGCCCAGCAGCAAGAAGGAATTCAACATTGCTTCTCTTGCTAAGTATATCAGTTTCAGTGAGTTTCTCACCTTTTGTTTTGCCACAGACCTTAGAGTCTGAGGTAACGATGTATTCCATTGCTGTTCTCCTTATCCCCATATTGTGAGGTTGTAGCGATATGATAAGAAAGACTGATCTCCAGAAGTATAAGTGCCACTTTCAGCAGTTATCACTCTGAGTGTATCAACAAGGCCACCTAATGTTCTGTCTGACTCTATAGCAGTTTTGATTGATCCATTACCACTACCTGCCAGAAAATTATCAAGTTTATCTTGTCCAGTTCTTTCTGATATTCTTTGAACAATCACATAAACATCAACAGATGCTTGGTCTAAACCACGCACATTGTCAACATCAAATGTGAAATCTAATTGTCCTACTACAGCACATGGTGGAGTTACTATATCTGGAATTGTATCATAAACTCTCAAGTTTGTGATTGTTTGTAGGTTATTCTTTAAGGCATCTCTTATGCCATTAATATTGGTCATTGACATTAGTATGCCAACCCAAAGTTTCTGCGATATGTCTTTAGAAGCATCTCAACATCTGGATCTAGACGAGAGTTCAAGCGAACTGTTCCTAGTTCTACAGATCCTGCAATACCAAATGGAGATTGCTTTCTAACAAATAATCTTGATGCCTGAATCTTACAGGCTAATTCTACTTCGTAAGGAACTGAGGACCATCCCCAAACTCCAGTTACCTTAACTGTTTGTGGAAAGAAGTAAGGAAAGACATATGTCTGAATTGCTAATAGTCTAGTTACAGGCCAACCTACTTCTGGATTATTAACAGGCTCATACATAAGGTCTGTATCTAAGTTCCATATTTGTGTGAATGGTCCAGATTGATTTGCTCTTGATCTTACCTCTGTTGGTTCAATAAGGTCATCTATTTCTAGATACCACGGACTTAAAGGTGTATAAATTTTAGTTACAGGTGCTGCCAATGTGCCTTCTTGATAGAAAGATCTTTGGCAATACTCATCAATCATACGACTTGCAGCAAGAATCGCTGCTTGAATATCATTATCATCCAGGCTGTCTTCAATCTGCAGTGCATTTCTCACATCTGCCAATGTCGTATAGACATTATTAGGCTGTGAACTCTGTGCAAGCGTAGGTCTACTCATTTGCTCCTCTTCTCCAATTTAGGCAACATTGCTTTTTCCATCTTTGGAGTTGCAGTTGCTGTTTCTTTCTTAATTCTAAAAATCTTTTTAATTCTTTTCATAACTTCCTTTGTAAGGTAAAGGCAGGTGAACCTGATATGCGGGGCAGCCAACAAATCCACCTGCCACCCTAGGATATTTTCCTGGGTATCCCAGTAAGGCTAAGCGAACCCAGCCCTACTGAGAATACTTTTTAGATTAGAATGTTGGTGCTGCAAGACCAGTTCCAGCAACATATGAGAATGCATCTGGATAGCGACCTGCAGTTGCTGCTGCGTAGCCGTATACTACTGACTTGATTGTAAGTGAACCTGCACCTGTTGCATCAAAGTTCAATGCAAATGGTGATCCTGCTTGCTCCCATAGGTGGAATTCTGGTGCTGTTACGCAATAGATTCTATCCTGGTCGCCATCAAAATCAGTGCGAACATTTGCATCAGCAATAATAGGTAGACCCATCATTGAGTAACCTGAGTTACCGTAGTATGCCTGTCCTGCACCTGTTGCGTATGCGTTCATTGGACCGTTCAATGTTGGAACTACCAATGGGCGTCCTGCTAGGTCTACTGCTGCGAGTAGGAAAGCAAGGCGTCGTGGATGCATTACCCAGTGTGTTGGGTTCATAAATGCACCAGTCTGAATTTGCTGGTAAGCATCTGCCAACTTTGGATATAGTGCTGCAACTGTTGGTGAAGCATCTGTGTATGTAACTGCATTTACTCCAGGTGTATCGTTAAGACCTAGAATTTGACCTGATGCACCAGTACCGTTAAGGATCTGGTTATCAAGTGTTGTGTGCCATCCACGGATCAAGTCCTGGATGATGAATGAGTCAATACCTGTACCACGCTCAATAGCCTGCTTTGAGATATCCTGTTGTCCTGCGATTGTACGAACATTCACAGTCAATAGTGTATCGTCAGCATTTGTATTTGATACTGCATCATTTTCAGCAGCCTGAACTGCAGTTGATGTACCAGTTGTCATGCGTGAGATATTTAGTGTCATACCTGCTGGTGGAAGTAGCATCTTGTTTGTTGCGAAGTCTGCTGTTGGGCGACCTGCACGAGCAAGTGGTGCTGCTAGATCAACTAGGTACTGTGGGATTACGAGACCAGCAAAGTTGCCAGTTCCTACTGAGCGACGCTCAACTTCCTCTTCACGAGTGTGACGAGCAAGACGCTCCTGTGCTGCATAATCATTACCAAACTTAGCGTTGAATGCATCCTTTACGAATGATGCTTCGCCTTCTGGTGAATATGTACGAGCCTCAGAAGTAATCTTTGTTGTAGCAGTGCCCTTTGGCATTACAACATCAGCGTATGCTGATCGTGCTTCTGCAGCCTTTGAGTCTGCTGCTGCCTGAGCAGTCAACTTTTCAATCTTTGAATCTAGTGAGCGTGACTCTTCAACAAGGGTATCAACCTTTGCTGATTCATCTTCTGTAAGGTCTGTACGATTCTCTACGGCTACTGCCTCAAGAATTGCATCCATTTCAACCTTAACTGCATCACGGCGTTCAATTACTTTGTCTAAATAAGACATTTATTGTTCTCCTTTGTGAGTTTGTGAGTTTGAGGTGGTGGTTATGGATTTCACGACGCTTACGGGTGTGAGCCTAACTCCGACTTCTACCTATCTTGTTAGATAGGAATATTATTTTATTGTGTTTCTCTTTGCTTGTGCTAAGCGTAGAGACATTGATCTTGGCATGTTATCTGGAAGGAAGTTTAGAACTGATGGGAAATCTCCAACAATCTTTCCACCTTGTCCAGGAATATCTTCTACATTTATTACATTTGTAGCAAGTTCTTGCTCTTCAACATCTTGTAACGGAGCAAGTGAATCTTCTTCCATTCCACCACACATCATGCAATCTTTACATGTGCATACCATTTGACAGCAATCGCATGATTCTGGCATAGAAGGATCTTCTTCTGTATTATTACCAAGTAGTGTACCCATGACTTCTACAGCCTTCATGATATATTCATGACCTTCTGCTAAGTCTCCGAATACACTCTCTAATACTAGTAGTGAATCACCACTTACTTCTCTACCTTCTTTTATTTGCAGGATAGCCCTCTTAATGGCTTCTCTTGCTTCTACTGAAGTTGCAGGATATGCTGGATATGTGACAATTGATACATCACCGTCAGCAAGGCTGATCTCTGTAAGTGTTCTTTCTGTACGGTCTTTACTCCAGTTTTGACGAATAACTCTAAATGCAAAAGACATTTGATCAACATCACCACGAGCAACTAGAGTATATAAATCTCTTGCTTCTTGTGTGTTTGCTAACTCTGCTTCAAAGTATAGTCCTGTTTCATCTTCGTATAATCTCATTGTACCGTTTTTGGTTCTGGCCATAGGCAATCCTTCGTGATTAGCCAATAGACGAACATCTGGTGTCTCTTGTAGTGTCTTTGTGAATGCACCTGGTGCAATCTTCTCAATAAACGGTAGTGGCAAGGAAGCCTCATTGAATACTGCAGCATAGCCTGCCATACGCATAGTACCGTCATCTGCCTGTCTTGCCTCTATGTTTCTGACCGTAAAGGTACGGCGTTCTGTCTTTTTCATCTTGCTCCTTGCTTTATTAGTTTCATTATCTAATTTATCAATTTGGCGTTGTGCCCAGTCCTGAGCAGCATCATCAAAGTCTGCGTTGCCACCCCAAAGTAACCAAGCAACTAAACCTGCTCCTGGATATTCTGGATCTGATGAATCTTTATTCTTTGGTGCTTGGCCATCTGCTTTGTGTCTTGCGAACCAAGGGGCCATCTTTCTTACTTTATTATCAGAGATATTGCCATCAGCCATCTCTCTTGCTTCTCTTTTAGTAGCATCAGTAAGTCCATCGCCACCAAAACCTTCTGCTAAGTAATCTAGTCCTCTTTGTGCATTATTTCTAATGAACTGTGGAACATTATCTACTGGCATTAGCCTTTTACCTCATCACTGTATGCAGCCTTTGGATCTGTTGGATCAACTAAGGATACTTGCTGAAGTTGTGCTGAAGGAAGTCCTGTGTGAGATAGGTCTGTCATATCTAGCATCTTAGCCACATCATCTGGATTGTATCCAACCTGTACCAAAATAGAAGCAATCTCAGCCTTCATCTTATCTCCAACAAGTGGTGCTTGACCAGCATCAATGTTTTGCAGAGGAAGTCTGTATTGATCTCCAGAATCTCCAAGTGATGATAAGTCTTCGTATTGGCGTACATCGTTTAGTGATAAGAATCCTTCTCTTAATCCCTTTGTGTATGCATCAAAGCGTTCAATTGTTGTTCCTCGCAAAAGTGCATCAAGATTAAATCTAATAAATCCATCTGACTCAGGAAGTAGTGGAGATAGTGCTTGTTCCAAACGCTCTAGCAATGGACGCAAAGTATGTTGAACAAATGCTAAGTTATTGGCTTCAACTGATGCGTATGACATTGCTCCTTGTGTAGGATGACCTATAAGTGATAGTGGGACACGGAATATTCTTGCAATGTCTTCCACATTAAATCGTCTAACTTCAATTAGTTGTGCGTCAGAGGCATTTAGTGATAGTGGCTTAAATGCTGCACCACCAGAAAGAATACCAACTTTACCAGACATGTATGGTCCAGAGTGTGATTCTTGCCAGTTAGTAGCAATATCTCTTGCTTGTTCTGCGTTTAATTCTCCTGCAACTTCAATAACTCCACCAGGATTTGATGCATTACCAAAATATGATGCAGCATATGTATCAGATGCTTGTGCAATACCAACAGACATACGGCAAGCACCAATTGGGCTTAAGCCATAATATGATCCTGGCATTCTAAATAATGGAATATGAAGAACTTCTTTGCTTGTTAAAATTTGATCGTATAGACCATTATCTATATCTTTAACTCTATAAACAAGTGGTTCTCCTGGAATAGGTCTTTCAATTCTAATTTCATTTGGGTTTAATACATATAGTTCTGTTACTTCATCATTATCATCTCGTACCGTCAAAATAAATGCATTTCCATGCAAGTGTAGAGATGTAATTACTTGCTCAATAAATTCTAGTCTTGTTGATTCTGGGTTTGGCTTATTTACCCATTCTGGTGTATAGCCATAGACAGTTGTATATGAAAGACGATTGCGTCCTCTGCGTACATATGCACCCATTGGCAATGAAGAAATAGTATCTCCAAGTAGTCTTACGCATGAATAAACGGTAGATGTACGAATAGCAGACTCTGTGTCTACATATGTGCCTGTATTTGCTACACCAAATAATGGACGAGGAGGAATCAGAGGAAGTATATATTGACTATTCATATCTCTGGCTTCTTCAGATGCCCTCAATCTTTTAGAAAGACTCATTTATTTATCCTTTTCCATTAGTTAATTTTACCATGTTCCACCAATTGCTACTCTCTTCCAGGTATTAGTAGCAGTACAGATATAGATATAGTCTGCATCCCAGGCAATTGTTCCTGTAGTTCCTGTTGAAGTTGATGTTGCTGGAGTCTTTGTAGTTAGTTGCAAATCTCCATAAATACGGACAGATCCATTATTTCCACCTGCAGAGTCAAACTTACCCTTGATTAAAGGTGTTGATGTATTGGTGTTAGAGATATATAGATTATCAGAGGTTGTTTCATTTAATCCTGCAGCATATCCAAGGAACACATTTCGTGAACCTGTAATATTGAATCGTCCTGCTTGCCATCCAAGTGCTGTATTCTGGCTACCAGTATTTACTGTAGAAATAGTAATAAAGAATCCTGAACCAGCCTGTAATCCTGCTGGAACTTCTGCTGGATCAAAGGAAAGCGTTGCTCCTACTCTCATTCCAATACCATTATTTGTAAGAGTAACTGTTGTTACAACTCCACCTGATACAACAAGAGTTCCTACTGCTGGACTAAGGAAGTAATTGTTATTTGGATATAGATTTATTCCTGTGTAGGTTCCATCTGTATATCCAGTACCACCACTGCTGAGCGCAAAGGTTGCTACTTCAGATGATGTTTGTTGAAGTGCTTGTCTTCCAACTCCAGTGCTTCCACTACCAGAAACAGTTGATAGAAGTGCAAGACCACCAACTGCTGTATTTTGAACACCAGTATGGTTAAATGCAAGAGTTCCATTACCAACTCCAACATGTCCTGTTCCTGTTGTATTTGCACCTAATGGAGAAAAAGCACCAATTGCAACAGATCCACCACCAGTAGTATTGCTAAACATTGCTTGATTACCAATTGCTGTGTTTTGATTACCAGTTGTATTGTTATACAAAGCACCCTGTCCAAGAGCAAATAAAAGTCCACCAGTTGTGTTGCTATATAAAGCCTGAGCACCAATTGCTATAATTCCTGATGGATCAGTATCAGTATTTAAAGCCTGATTACCAATTGCAATGTTGTTGCTTCCACTAATGTTATTTCTAAGTGCATTTTGTCCAAGAACAGTATTATCACTACCTGTAGTGTTGTATTGTAAAGCATTTTGTCCAACACCAGTATTATTACCACCAGTAGTATTAGCACTAAGTGCATTTTGTCCAATAGCAGTTTGCCCTTGACCAGCAGTATTAGCCTGAAGAGTATTTCCACCAATTGCAGTGTTTCCATATAGTCCTACTGATGCTGTTTGTGAATTAAATCCAATTGCAACATTTGAACCACCAGTAGTATTTGCATCAAGTGTATTTGTACCAATAGCAAGATTATAAGAACCAGTAGTATTTGCATTAAGTGCATTTGTACCAATACCAACATTTTCTTCACCTGATGTGTTAAATCTAAGAGTATTGGATCCAATAGCAACACCATTGCTAACAGTTGTATTAGTTTGAAGAGCAGCATAACCAATAGCCACATTGTTAGAACCAGTAGTATTTGCAACAAGGGCACCAGTACCAATACCAATATTTACATTACCACTAGTATTTACTGCAAGTGCATTATCACCAATTGCAAGATTGCCTTGACCAGCAACATTAAGAGAAAGAGCACTTACACCAATTGCTATTTGTGAATCTGATGTTGTATTAGCATTAAGAGCGTTATAGCCAATTGCCACATTTCCTTGTGCCGTTGTATTGTCTTCTAAAGTATTATTTCCAATAGCAACATTGTTAGCACCAGTAGTATTTGAAAGAAGTGCATATCCACCAATTGCAGTGTTTCCTGTTGCTGTTGTATTGCTTGAAAGTGCTTGTTGTCCAATTGCTGTATTTGCTCCACCTGTTGTATTTAAATTTAAAGTAGAATTACCAATTGCTACATTTGTAGCACCAGTAGTATTGTTTTCTAATGCAGCATTACCAATAGCAAGGTTATTACTTGCACTAATATTATCTAAAAGAGCACTTCTACCTATTGCAAGATTATTTGATCCCGTTAAATTATTCTGAAGAGCATTGGTTCCAATTGCAACATTCTGAATACCAGTTGTATTAAACTCAAGTGTATTGTTTCCAAATGCAACATTTGCATCACCTGTTGTATTTGATTTAAGCGAAAATGTACCAACAGCAGTGTTATCAGTACCTGTTGTATTACCATTAAGAGCACTATTTCCAATAGCAACTAAGTTAGATTGAGTTGTAATATTAGCAAGAGCACCAATTCCAATAGCAGTATTATTGCTACCTGTAGTTAAATCATTCATATTGCCACCAACGGCAACATTGTTGCTTCCTGATATATTAGAACCAAGTGCAAAGTTTCCTATAGCAACATTTTCATCACCAGAAACATTGTACCTAAGAACATCTGCACCAATACTGACATTGTTTCTTCCAGTTGTAGTTGCTACCTGTCCTCTTGAACCAATTGCTGTGTTCTGATCACCTGTAGTTAGATTTGAAAGGTTTCCTGCCTGACCAAATACAAAGTTTCCAAAGCCAGTTCCAGTTCCTTTATTAATATCAATTTGATCAACAGTCATACCACTTGTAATTGTTGGATTACCAGTACTCATTACAAATGTATCACCAGTACCAGTTTGTGAATTAATACTTGATGTTCCTGATACAGATCTAATTGGTCCCGCAGTTAAATCACCACCACTAGCACCTGTAGCACCTGTAGGGCCAGTAGCCCCTGTTGTGCCTACGCCTGTAGGTCCTGTAGCACCTGTGCTTCCAGTATCACCAGTTACTCCTTGAGGACCAGTTGGGCCTGTGGCACCAACGGGACCAGTAGCACCAGTAACACCAATGTCTCCAGTAACTCCTTGAGGACCAGTAACACCTGTTGCTCCAATAGGTCCTGTTGAGCCTGTGGCTCCTGTATCTCCTGTAACTCCTGTTGGTCCTGTAGGACCTGTATCACCAGTTGCTCCAGTGTCTCCTGTGACACCTGTTGGACCTGTTGGTCCAGTATCACCTGTAACACCTGTAGGTCCTGTTGGACCAATATCTCCTGTGACTCCTGTAGGACCAGTATCTCCAGTTACTCCAGTAGGACCTGTAGGTCCAGTCTCACCAGTAACTCCTGTTGGTCCAATATCTCCAGTAACACCTGTTGGCCCTGTAGGGCCTGTGTCTCCTGTAACGCCAGTAGGACCAATGTCACCAGTAACGCCTGTTGGACCTGTTGGTCCTGTAACTCCAATAGGACCTGTTACGCCTGTAGGTCCAGTATCTCCTGTTACTCCTTGTTCGCCTGTCATACCAGTTGGACCAGTATCGCCTGTGACACCAGTAGGTCCTGTGTCTCCAGTTACGCCAACGGGTCCTGTGGCTCCTGTTGGTCCAGTTGCTCCTGCAACTCCAACGGCACCTGAAAGATTTACTTGCCATGAATCAAATGTTCCTGAACCAAGATATGAAGTTACACTAAAGTGCAAATCTCCTGTTGCTTGGTTATATGAAAGAACATCTCCATACATTAAATTATTAGAATCGTGTGCAACGATAATTGTCTGACCAATTGAATAGTCAAGATACAAGTCGTTTGTTAATAGATTTACATCTACATAAGAATTAATTTCAATAGAAGTATCAGATGTTGTAAAGTATCTATCTCCATCTGCTCCTGGATCTCCAGTTACTCCTGTTGGTCCCGTCGCACCAGTGGCTCCAATTGGACCTGTGGTTCCTTCTGGGCCTGTTGCACCTGTGGGACCTACATCTCCTGTCATACCTGTTGCTCCTACTGGACCTGTTACTCCAGTTGGGCCTACATCTCCTGTTACACCTACTGGTCCAGTTACGCCAGTTGGTCCTGTTTGACCAGTATTACCAGTTACACCAGTTGGACCTACGGGTCCTGTAGAACCAGTTGCTCCTGTTGTACCAGCAGGTCCTGATGGACCAGTTAATCCTTGAATTCCAGTTGGGCCAGTGCTTCCTGTACTTCCAGTTGCTCCTGTAACACCTGCAGGGCCTGACGGTCCTGTTGAGCCTGTAGGACCTGTTGGTCCTGCTGCTCCTTGTTGTCCAGGTGAAGTAACTGTAACAATATTGTTAACTTCATCAACTGTAACTACATTGCTTATTGCTGTAACATTAACATTAGGCATTGAGTGTCACCTGATCTCTTACTGTTACGCTACCTTGCATTAATCTAGTTACTACTCCAGCATTATCAATTTCTAAATCATAAACATAAAATCCACCATCAATGGCAGCAGTCTGCACTGTTGTGGCAGTTAAATTAAGTGTGCCTGTCAAAGGTGTAATTACAATTCCTGAACTTGGAGAAGAAAGAGTCAATACAGCATTATCAGCACCAAACTTAGGGCGAATTTGCATACGGGCAGTGTATCCAGTTAAATCAATTGGAGTGCCATTATTATTATCATAGACAACTGTTAGTGTCCATTGTGCACCCTGATCCATTGTTATATTGTATATGCCTGCAATTGCCATGTTAGTTTTTCTCCGTAATCCAGATCAAAAATGATCCAAGTGCAATGAAACTGATTGGTGGAAAGATTAAAAATAGTCCATATGAAGCAAGGCTTACACCTAATACCTCTGTGGTCAATGACCAATCTACTTTTGGCTTTGTTAGTTTCATCATTCTCCTTATAGTGAATAGAACCTGGCTACAGGTTTTACTGGTACTGGCACAGTTGCTCTATCATAACTAAATATAGATGCAACACATGCGTCAATTTTCTTTTTGCTATTTGCCTTTTGAATCATAAGACCTCTTGAGGAAGTCTTTGTCATAGAGTTGGCAACATGTCTATTTAATGCTTCATGTCCAGAATGAGTAAATGATCCATTCATAACTGCCTCGTAAAATTTGGCAGTTGCTCCAACCATTCTTTCCGCTGTGTTAGGATAACTCACTACGGGCAACCCTTCTTCATCAAATAGCATAAATGTTCTAGAATATCTTGCAGGATCAAAAGTAATTTCTCTAACACTGTAATTTGGATTTCTATATGCTTCTATTATACAGGATTCTACCTCAGCAACGGGTATGAACCAGTTCTGATCTGCATTATCTGGCCTTTCCCAAATGCCAAGAATATCTAAGTGAGGCTTTTCTCCACCAAGGAACCATGCAACAATAGCAGTTGCATCGCCATTAAATGATCCGTCAAATCCTATAATCACATCTTCGCCAGGAATCTGTTCTCTATTTTTTAAAGTTAAAGCATCCCATGAATCGCTTGGAATCCAGGTAATTCCACTATCTGTCCATAAATTAAGTCTCTTAGTCTTGAACTCTGCTTCTGGTGTCAATAAGGATGCTGACTTCATATCCTCCGCAGATAATATGTCGCCATAAGAAGGATTGGCTATTTTCCAGTTATCTTCGTCCTTGTAATTAAGTTTTTCATCGCCTTGATACCACGCAAAAAAGAAGGAAGGATCTTCAACTTCGCCTTTTGCTAACTGTACGCCTCTTTGATACATCTGATAACACAGAGATTCTTTGCCAGAAGAGTCGTATTTCGTTCCAGCAGTAGTAATTGCCACAAGCATTGGCTCTAAACGGGCACCCATAGACAGAGACATTGTGTCGTATAGTTCTCTATTTGGCTGTGAATGCAACTCGTCAAATGCCACAAATGTGGAGTTTAAACCTTCTTTTGTGAACGCTTCTGAGGAAAGTGCTCTATAAACTGTACCTGTGCCTGGATTATAGATAACATCTCTAAATGTTTGTAGTACGGCAGATAGTTCTGGCTCTAATTCAATCATTCTCTTTACCGTTTTAAAAATAATCTTAGCCTGGTCTTTATCTGCAGCACATGAATAAATCTGACCACCGTTTACACCAAGCAATAACTGCTCTAGGACTAATGTAGCCAGAAGTGCAGACTTACCTGCTTTACGAGGAATGCCAATCAAAGCACGACGATGCTTTAGAAGGCCAGACTCATCTTCTGCATATAAATTAATAAGCAGTTCTTTTTGCCAGGGACGCAGGACTAATTTCTCACCAACATTACCTGCAATTGAGTCCTCTGTAATGCGACATAATGTCTCAGCAAAATCAATAACATCATATCCACGACTGTTGGCTTTTTCAAGTGCGGAAATTGGAGAGAGATATGTTGGAGGCCATGATTGTATTTTCTCCATGATCAACCCTTATATGCTAACGAGAGCCTATCCTTGTCAAAATCAATATCTATAATTTCAACTTGAACTGTATTGCTGATTGTAAATTGATCAGGAGTAAGTTTACCCATCTTAGATCCATGAATTAATCCAGATACTAGGCCAATAGAAACAAATACACCAAAATTGGTAATACCTGAAACCTTTCCAGTATGTACCTGGCCAATTGCCAATTTACTAAACTGAATCTTTTTATCTTCCTTTTGGTCATTTTCAATAAGGGCTTTTCGTGAAATGACGATGTTGCCTTTTTCTCTATCAAATTGAATGATCCTGGCTTCTACTCTTTGGCCAACATAATTAGCCAAGTCCTCTATTTTATCAACATGGAATTGAGATGCTGGCAAAAATGCTCTTAGGCCAATATCTACTATCATGCCACCTTTGACAATTCTAGTAATTTCACCAGAAACAATTTTGTCTTCTGAATTCCATATGGCCTCAATAGAGTTCCATAGAATCTCAACCTCTGCCTCTTTTGTAGAAAGGACATATTGGCCTTCTTCATTTATAGCCAACACAGTGGCATTTAGAACTTGGCCAATAGATACAATATCATGAATATCAAATAGCCTCTTGGCTGAGATCTCCTTCTTTGGGATATGGCCTTCTGTCTTACAGCCAATATCTAGAAGTACGCCTTCACGATCAATTTGAACAACTGTTCCTGTGACAATATCACCAACAAAGTATTCTCTCATTGATTCATCTATTGCCTTTAGGAAGTCTTCTAGTGTTCCTATGTCGTTAATTGCTACTTGGTTCATATTTTGCCCCTTGGTTATCTATGTCTTCTTCAAAAATCACTTTTGCACGATTTTGTCTTTTTTCTAATAATTTATCAATTGAAGTTGCTGCTCTTACTTCTGCAACTCCTAAACGAGACCTTGAAACTGGATCAAATGCCAGTGAGGTCAGAGCATCTGTAAAGGCTTTATTAATTGCCACATATGCTTTGGCATCTGCAGGCTCTGTAGAAATCATATAACGCTCTCTTGCTGCCTCATTTGCATCAGCCAAGTTTGCTGCATTCTTAACTGACTCAATATCACTAACAGGACTAAGCCAAGTAATTGCGATTCCCCAAGCACGATTCCATAAATCTAATCCAGATTCTTTTAGATTTTCTGGTGGTGCTGGTATTTCTTTAGCCATTGGTAAATGCGTAATCACATTTAAATCAGGCAAGGGATGATTTCCAGGGTTTCCCAGAAGCCTTTTGAGTTCATTAGGCTTTGGTGGCCTTCCTGCTGTTGGTTGTGCCATTATTTTAGTTTTTCCTTTTCTACGAATTCCTTTTTGCAACATCGTTGACAAATTTGTCCTAAATGTCCAAATCTGATAATATTGCTATATTATACAGGAAGG